GTGTCGGCGTCATCGCTTCACTACCAACTGCTGGCGAGTCGGCTTCCCCAACGGTAGCCAAGAACGCCCATGCTCGTATTAACCAACTTTGCGGGCTAGCAGAAAAGGGAAAGATTGCTCCCCTTATTATGGTAGACAATGAAAAGATTAAAAAGCTTTACCCCAAGCTAACAGTTAAGAAGTTCTGGACAACCATCAACAACACCGTCGCTGGTTTGTTCCATGTGTTTAACGTCCTGGCAAACAAGGACTCAGAATACACAACCTTTGATGCTACAGATTACGACAGTATTATGAAGCAGCCAGGCTGTATGATTATGGGTGTTACTAGCGTCAAGAATCTTGAGAACGAAACTGCTGTCTCAAGTGCCCTTAAGAAGAACCTAGAGAAGACACTTCTTGCTGAAGGTTTTGACCTTACGACGGCAACGGGTGCTGCTTGTATTGTTGTCGGCGGTGAAGAGATCTTTGAAGAGACTGTTGGCTTGATGGACAACATTGAGTTCGGTTTTGATACTTTGGCTGCTTTGACTGGTGGTGCTATGGTTCATCGTGGTATCTACGAAGATGTTAACAAAGATAAGCTTGTAACCTATACCTTGGTCAGTGGACTTAAGCGTCCAGCCAAGCGTATTGAGGGTCTTAAGAAGTTTCTAAAGAAGTAATATGAGAATACTGGTTACAACAATATTATTGTTTTCCCTAAATGCTGCTGCGGACGAGGTCACTGAATTCAAACCTCGTCCAGCAGTAGTTGAGGAAGGTACCGACACTTATGTCGGCATTCTGTTAAGCGAAGAAGACTTTCGCAAGCTCTTGCAAGATAAGATCGACACCAACGCAAAAATTGCAGAGTGTGATGTGGATACAAAGGTCTGCACTCGTCTTCAGGAGACGTACCTTTTATCCATCAAAAATCTTGAAGAGACCATTAAACGGGATAACACCTGGTTTAGAAGAAACAAAGGGGCTTTAGGGCTCCTATCTGGGCTTGTAATTGGCGTAGGAACGTCTGTAGCAATCGTTAAGGCGGTGTATCAGGGACAATGAAAACAAAGAAAGATCCAAACTATCTTGCAGCGGTAGAAAAAGCCATTGCAGAGAAATACGGCAAAGATACCGTACAAGACTTCCGCAACGAATGGGCGGAAGACAAAGAAAAAGAATATCTAAATCAACTAAAAGATATGAGAGTTAAGAAAGATAAACTCTTAACAACAAAAGAAGAGATTGTTGTCGGTGATGTAAAGATTACTAAACGCCGAACTAAACAAAAAGATGACCGCACCTGCCCAGTATGTAAAACATATTCATTTTCCAGGAAGGACGACCTATATATGAATAGGTTTAAAAGCTGCCATGACTGCTACGTAGATTTTATAATTGGACGTGAAGAGGTATGGAAGAGCGGCGAACGACCAACAGATGAGCATATTGAATATGCCTTAAGGAGACGAAAATAATGGCTACTGTCCTAGACGTAATTAGAGGTTTAAACCAAGCTGCCGCCAATGCTTATGATGGTGCTTTGGATGAAAATGGAGAAGCTCTAAAGATCGGGCTCAACCGAGAAGAGGGTGACCCAATCATTGATAGCCGTTTGATTGACGGATTCAAGGTCCGCTTTGCTGGTCCTAAAATGATTGTAACTTACCAGAGTGAAATGCGAGTTGATGAACTACATCCTCGTAACCAGTTTGAGAATGAGATTGACGCAAAGTTTGCTGATATTGCAAAGTTCCTAAAAAAGGAATATAAAAATATTACTAAAGATAGTGTAACTCTAACAGAAGACTCGGACGTAGATATCATAGTCCAAACAACTTCTCGCAATCACACATGGGTCCAGGCTCATAAGCAATATGCTGTTGGTGGGTTTGATGGGGTTGAGGCTCTTCGTATGGGTTCTGAACGTGCTGCTGACCGTCGCAGCAAAGACTACCACAAGCAGTTTATCGATTTCCTTAGCAAATCAACTGATAAGCGTCCAAGTAACGACACATCAAAAAAGAACCCAGAAACGCCAGAGGCATAAATGGCTCTTAACAAGAAGGAAATGATGTCGCAGATTGTGCGATGCGGCAAAGACCCTGCCTTCTTCTGTAAAAAGTACGCAAAGATCTCGCACCCAATGCGAGGCTCTATTCCTTTTGATCTTTACGACTTTCAGGAAGAAGCATTAAAAGACTTCAAGGATAACCGATTTAGCGTCATTCTAAAGGCTCGCCAGCTAGGTATATCCACCACAGTAGCGGCTTATGTTGCTTGGCTGATGCTTTTCCATAAAGATAAGAACGTACTTGTAGTGGCAACCAAACTAGGCACTGCCGCCAACCTTGTGAAGAAGATTAAAGCGATACACAAGAACCTGCCGGCTTGGCTAAAGATTTCTGATATTGCTATCGATAATAGGAATTCTTTTGAACTTTCCAACGGCTCGATGGTAAAAGCCTCTTCTACTTCCGGTGATGCCGGTCGTTCAGAAGCATTGTCTCTCTTGGTAATTGATGAGGCTGCTTTCGTTGAGGGTATTGATGAATTATGGGCAGGTCTTTACCCTACTCTATCAACTGGTGGTCGTTGTATTGCCTTATCTACTCCAAACGGTGTTGGTAACTGGTTCCATAAAACTTATACCGAAGCAGAAGAAAACAAGAACGATTTCCATACTATTAGGCTCCCATGGAATGTCCACCCTGAGCGAGACCAGAACTGGTTTGAAAAAGAGACACGAAATATGTCTCGCCGTGAAATTGCTCAAGAACTTGAATGTAATTTCAATGCTTCTGGCGATACCGTAATACATGGTGACGACCTTAAATTAATTCTTGATAGGACTACGGAACCAGATCATAAGACGGGTTTCGACAGAAACTATTGGATCTGGAAAGAGCCAGACCCTCATAGCGAATATATTTTAGTAGCTGACGTCGCCAGGGGAGATGGCTCTGATTTTAGTGTTGCTCACGTGTTTGACGTCCAGACAATGGAGCAAGTAGCAGAGTATCAGGGAAAAATCACACCGGATATGTTTGCTCCATTGCTTTTTTCTATCGCTTCAGAGTATAATGACGCATTATTAATTATAGAAAATAACTCACTCGGGATAGGTGTGCTAACTCGGTTACAAGATTTAGCCTATAAAAATTTATATTATAGTGTAAAATCTACTCACGAATATGTTGATGAAGTGTCTGCACAGGCGCTTGGCGGGGTCGCTGGCTTTACTATGTCTATGAAAACTCGACCACTTGTTATTGCGAAGTTTGAGGAATTCGTAAGAAATAAACTAATTACTATTAACTCCGTGCGTCTTGCGAATGAAATAAAAACATTTGTATGGCACAACGGAAGACCGCAGGCTATGAGAAGTTATAATGACGATCTTGTAATTGCGGCTTGTATTGGTTGCTGGGTGAGAGGAACTGCTTTAACAGCAAATCAGCGGGAGGCGGATTACAAGAAGGCACTATTGACGAGTATATCCGTTTCCTCTACGAAGCTCAACACAAAGATAGAGGGACAGCATGGCTATAAGGGTTCGCAGAGAACATTTAAAGGCACCGACGGAAAAACTCACGACCTAAATTGGATCATTAAAGGATAAAAATGGCTGAAAATAATAATCAAAACCCACGTAATCAACAATCAGGATTATTCAAAAGACTAACAAGACTGTTCAGTGGTCCTATCGTAGATTACGACCGCCCATCTGTAATCCGTGGCTCACGACGAGATGTAACAAAATATACATTTACATCCAATACTGGTCGAGAGTTTAAGAAAAAAGAATATCACAACCCCTTTAGTGGCTTGACCAACAAGGCTCTAATGGGAAGAAACAAGCAGGTTAGATATACTGATTTTGAGCAAATGGAGTATATGCCAGAGATTGCTTCGGCACTAGACATCTATGCTGATGAGATCACGACTTCTACTTCTTTTAATCCCCTAATAAACATTGATTGCCAAAACAGGGAAATAAAAGATATATTACAAACACTTCTATACAACGTGTTGAACTCTGAGGCTAACCTCTTTGGTTGGGCACGCAGTGCTTGTAAATACGGTGATTATTATTTATACCTAGACATAGACGAAAAGCTAGGAGTTACAAATGCTATTCCACTACCTGTAAGGGAAATGGAACGTATTGAAGGAACTGACCCAACAAACCCAAACTATGTTCAATTCTACTGGCAGGGTGCCGAGGGCAATACGGGAGTAACTTTTGAGAACTGGCAAGTCTCTCACTTCCGTGTTTTGGGAAATGATAAGTATGTTCCCTACGGCACTTCAGTCCTAGAACCTTCACGCCGTATTTGGCGTCAGCTTACTCTGTTAGAAGATGCGATGATGGCTTATCGTATCGTCCGCTCACCCGAACGCCGAGTTTTCTACATTGATGTAGGTAATATGGCTGCTGAAGATGTAGAGCAATATATCGAACAAGTCAAGACCCAGATGAAACGCAACCAGATTGTCGATGAAGACACTGGACGAGTTGATTTACGCTACAACGCCATGAGCGTAGACGAGGATTTCTACATTCCAATCCGTGGTGCTGCAAGCAACACAAGAATTGAAACTCTTGCTGGAGGTCAATTCACTGGTGACATCGATGATGTAAACTATCTTCGTGATAAGCTCTTTTCAGCCCTTAAGGTACCAAAGGCTTACCTGGCTCAATCTGATGCGCAAGAAGATAAGACAACTTTATCTCAAAAGGATATTCGTTTCGCTAGAACCATTCAGCGTCTCCAGCGAGTTATCATTGCGGAACTAGAAAAGATTTGTATTATCCATCTCTATACGCTTGGATACAGGAATAATGATCTCTTGACCTTTAAGTTAACTCTTAACAACCCATCTAAGATTGCTGAACTACAAGAGCTAGAGCATATGCGTACCAAGTTCGATGTAGCTGGAACCGCAACTGACGGATACTTCTCGAAGCAGTGGGTCTATAGAAACATCTTTAAGATCTCCGAAGAAGAGATAGACAGAATTCAGGTTGAGCAATTCACTGATGCTCTTCAGGGAGCAGCCATTGAGGAAGCAGGTACCATCCCCGAAGGGGGTGAGGGCGGCGACCTAGGTGGAGATCTTGGCGGAGACGACTTGGGCGGCGACCTTGGTGGTGATGATCTTGGAGGCGAAGACGAAGCAGCCGATGAAGGACCTCTTCTCGCCGAACCTGATGCCGAACCAGGTCAACGTAGTGATTACATGAGGGTCAAGAGTCCCAAATGGAAACAGGGAGCACGACTCCGCAGTATGAATGGTTCTTATAGCCGAGAAGGCGTCGGTTCGTCTCGCCGGGCACTATTTAAAGGGTACGGAGAAATGAGCGGACTAGCTAATGGAATTCATAGCGAAGGACAACAGACTGAAGAAGAGTTATTGTTTGAGACTCAATTTGATATCAAACGTTTAATCGAACAATTGGAAAACAAAGATGAAGGTCAAGCATAATAAAAAAAGAAATACTGCATTTCTCTATGAGACTTTAGTACGAGAGCTAACAAAGTCTGTAGTTAGTAACAATAATGCTCGCTCAAAGATAGTAAAGACTATCCTAAAGGAGCATTTCCGTAGCGGAAAGGTATTGTTCAGCGAACTAGGGTGCTTCACGGCTTTGACCGACAAGTCTAATCTAGATCGATACACCGCAGAGAAAATGATATTTCGTGCAAAGAATGAATACGATAATCTCAACCAGCAAGAGATTTTCAAAGAGCAATCTGCTGTGATTAAGAAAGTCAATACTGAATTGGGTAAAGAAGTATTTAACAACTTTGTTCCTGATTACAAATCTTATGCAACATTGGCTCAAATCTTTGGTACAAAAATGCCTGTTAAAAGTCGTGTTATTATGGAACAAAAGATTGTTGAAACTCTAACCTCTCCAGAAGAAGAGAAAGAAGAGATGCAACCAGTGGATAGCTTAGTGGTTAAATCCTTCACAGAGCGGTTCAACAAGGAATACACAGAACTACTCCCAGAACAAAAAGAGCTTCTTAACCGATTCATCGTTTCATTCAACGAAAGCGAAGCCGACTTTAAGCTTTATGCAGGGAAAGAATTAAAAAGAATTCAAGAAGGTGTCCAAGCATCCTTGGAGCTTCCGGATGTAAGAGAAGACGAAGAGATGGTTGAAAACACGAAGAAGGTTCTAGACCAGATCTCTAAATTTAATGTAGCAAACTTGGACGAGCAGCAGATTTTAAAGATCCTAAAGCTCCAAAAACTAGCCAGAGAATACGAAACCGATGCCAATAACAATTAAGATAGGCGATTCCGCAAAAGAAGAAAAGAAGCCAATTCAAGCTTCGATAACTTTGCAGGTCAAGAAGACACTTGATGGAAACCTTCTCATCAATGACCATAAATATCTTGATATTATTATTAGTCCCTCTGAGGGAAAAGTGGTAACAATGCCTAAACCAAATGTTGAAAGAGATGTATATGATTATCAGAAAGATTTAATGTACGACCTCTTTAAGGGTGGTGTTACACAAGCTGCTGCACCTCGTGGTGGACCTGTATTTGGAATGGTTGAGACATCTTATCCTACTGAAGGAGACGTAGATACTTTACAGGCTGTTTTGTATCGAATTAGTGAGTACTTAAAACATATAGCAGATTCTGAACAAGTAGCAGAAGAATATGATGAGAACATCGAAGACCGATTTACGGATCCCGACGCAAAGGATTCTACGGCATATGGTGAAATTCCTCCGTACCAAGACACCCCTGAGGGTCGTGCAGACTCTGCTGACCCAACCTATACATTTGCGGGATACGGCTACTACTACTAATGTCCCTCATATATTTTATTCTGTGTTCCTACGGAATAACCCAGATATTAGCTTTTGCTAAAGTATTTGATTTTATACGACCCAAACACCACTTTTTTAGCTGCCCAATGTGCATTGGCTTCTGGGTTGGTGTTTTCTTAATGATACTTAATCCCTACACCGAACTATTTACATTTAAAGTAAGTTTGGTGAATGCTTTACTATTAGGATCGCTTTCATCGGCTACATCATACGCTTTATGTATGTTAATTTCAGATGGAGGGATCCAACTTGAACACCGAACGAAAGGGAGCTTGGACGCAAAAGTGGATGTTACGCCCCGTAACAAACTGCTGTCGTGGTAGCTGTATTCAGCGGGTAAGCCCCGCTTCCAAAGGAGACAAAAATGAATAAATACGTATTACAAGAATTCATGAATCTAGATTATAGTGACGATCTTCTCACAGAAGAAGAACGTGAAGGTAATCGTAGTGGTGCCCACCTCATTGTAGCCGGAAAAATCCAAGCTGCTGACGCAAAGAATGGCAATGGTCGTGTCTACCCTCGTCCAATTCTTGAGCGAGAGATGAAGAACTATGAAAAGCTTGTTCGAGAAGGTCGAGCCATTGGCGAATTGGACCATCCTGATACATCTGTAGTAGAACTTAAGAACGCCAGCCACGTCATCACCGAAGTGTGGTGGAAGGGTGACGACGTAATGGGTAAGATGAAGATTTTAAATACTCCCGCAGGACAAATTGCCCGTCAACTTGTGGAAGGCGGCGTTCAATTAGGCATTTCAAGCCGAGGTCTTGGCTCTACTCGTCAACAAGGTGGCGTTACTATGGTTGAGGATGACTTTCAGCTATTATGTTTTGATCTAGTATCAGAACCAAGCACAACTGGTGCTTTTTTGGTAGCAGAAAATAAAATCAAAACACATTTGACTAAAGCTGATAGAATCAACAGAGCGTTGAACGATATTTTAGGAAGTTAATATGTCTTACGGTGGTTTTCGAGTACCCAACGATTCAGGTGGTATGGCTTTTCAGGTAAAGCCTGATGGAAGCATTAAAATCGGTGATACATCTGATGATATAGCCCAGATTACCGGCACTCTTAGTGTTAATGGGCCTGCTGTATTTAACGAGGCTTCACTAGATGCTGATTTTCGGGTAGAAAGTAACCACAACGCCCATATGTTATATATCGACGCCGGTTCTAACCGTATCGGTATAGGGAACAACTCCCCACAATGCGTTATAGATATCACAGACCCATATGATGCTATTTCCGGACATGAGAAAGACGCCATCATAAGACTTAAAAGCAAAAAAGAGGTTGGTATCAAGCTTATAGCCGATTCCGGCAACAACAACACTAGTGGCGAAGATAATAATCCTTTTGTAGACTTTTACCAAGATGGACAATCGGATGCTTCGGGCAGAGACCAAAGAAATGCTAGTATAGCTATGGAAGGCAATGCAGGTTCGACCTTCACCAACTCCCTAGATAATGTCTTTTTTATGGATGCCCATGTTCCAAACTCACTAAACACATCCAGACCACTTCAGCTAGCCAATGATTCAATCAACGGCGGACACGCTGCTCGTATTACTCTTGAGGGGACTAATGGATATGTAGGTATTCATACTGCAACTCCTTCGACAGAACTACAAATTATTGGTACCACTAAATCAGATCATTATGCCACTGAAGTTGGAACCCAAGATCTTGGAACTGGTACAAGCAGCACCCTTTCTATAGACGCTGGAATTATGCTCCTAGATGCTGACTCTATTAGCGGAGTTGACATGGGCGGCTTTGAGGTTCACACTTTGAGTATTCCTAATGGCTCGACAAGTGGACAAAGGCTTGCTCTTATAGCCCAGAGCACAACAAACAGCACAACTATTATGCCTGCTGGAAGTATTAACGGTTCCTACGGAAGTCTTAACGATACCAATGGTACAACAGCATTAGAATTTGTATGGATTTCTACCGGTGCTATATCAGCCTGGTATCAAGTGAGTTAAGAAAGGAAAATAATGAAGAAATCGGAACTCAAAAATATTATTAAAGAATGTGTCCGTGAGGTCATCTTTGAGGACGGTATGCTATCAGGCATCGTTTCAGAGGTTGTCCAAGGTATGGGTACTGCATCTTTAGTGCAAGAGCAGACACAGCCACGCCAACAACAGGCTTCGGTGGCGGCTAAACATCAACTTGCTGAAACGAAAAGACGAATGCTCGATGCTGTGGGCAAAAACTCTTATGAAGATGTTAAACAGAAATTCGCCAACCCAGAACTATTCGAGGGCACTAAACCAATCGTTGAGGGAAATGGTCAAGGAGCACTTGCCGGCGTTTCCCCTAACGACCCAGGCGTAGATATATCAAACATTCCCGGCTTTGGAAGCTGGTCAAACGTCGCAGCGACGACAAGAAAGTAGAATAATGAGAAACAATAGAAGAAACCAGAACAAACCACTCGAACCCTGCGTAACAGTACGTGCGGAAGATAATCATGGCGATCCCGACCGAATGATCCGCCGTTTCCGCAAGATGGTCAAGATGGAGGGAATCATCGAAGAGTGTCGTGAACGACGATACTTTAAGGCACCCAGCGAGAAACGCAGGGAACAAAAAGAAGAAAGACAAAGATTGATCAACAAGGTGAATAGACGTAGGGATGAACTACTTAAGCCTAGGGATCGATATAAAAAGAGGAGGTCGTAATCAATGGCTGACCAAACAGTTTATTACCAACACCAAAGGGCTGGACTAGGGAGCGTTGGCTCTTATCAGGCTGCCGGTACACCTTTCATGACAGGGAGTACCATCGCTAGCGGCTCACAAGTACTGATCAGCTTTCCAAATGTAACAAGGTCTATTACCATTATTAATAAAGATGCAGCCAACGACGATATTCGTGTGCATTTTCAGGATAAGGACACGGCTAGAACTATTGCTGGGGAACACTACATCACTCTTGGAGATCTCAACTCTTCATTAACAATGAATATTAAGTGTAATAGTGTCTATTTGTCTGC